TTTCAGGACCAGCACACGCACCTTTATTACCTATTGTAAATCTAGATTCATCTTCTATGTATGGAGTGGATCCATTGAGTAGACTAGGTGTTTGACTTGGGAAAAGAACAGAGTCAATCGATTGACCGTTATATTCTCTCTCTTGAGAAGTTCTAATAAATACAGATGTTTCTCTATTCCAATTGTTTATAGAAAGTTCATTTCCTGCAAGAGACTGTACACCAGGTATTAAATATCTTGTAAGATCAATATCTCTTTGCTTAATACCAAGACCATTATCGATAGGATATGAGTAGTCATAGTTAGCTCTAGAGTTGAAAGACATTGCATAATTCTTTCTTGTAATACCATTTACATATATAGTTAGATATGCTTGATATGCTGTGAACATTACACCAGCATTAAACTCTGTAAGATCAGCAATTTCTTTTGAACTATTTAATGCATCTAGTTGAGCCTCCTTAGAAAGAAGTTTATAATTAGCATTATCTTTAACTTGTACCCAATGAGCCTTACCACCACCAAACATTACACTCTCAAGCTTTAATACGCTTCCTAAGAATGGTTGTCCAAAAGATGTTTCTGGTGAGTTGAATATCTGTCTATCAGTTATTCTTTCTTCAGGATCTATTTCTTCTATAGGTGTTTGTGGTTTTTCTTCTTTACAACCTAATACAGATCTTCTACTGTTGGGTCTTGAAGAATAGCCCATTATATAACCAATATTAGGAACTCCTCCAACCTGATCTACTACACCTTCAGCTTGATCTGTTGGGTCTTGTAGATATTGATCTTCCGTATCAGAACACCAATATTTTGGATCAGCCCAAGGACTGTCTCCAACATTAGTAACAATTGAAACTCTTGTTTCCTGAGTAGCACCAGTGTCTAACCATCTATATCTATTTACAGTACCAGCTATATTCTCATCATTAAATGGATCACGCCAATTAAGCCCCCATCCACATTCAAAAAACCCACTACCTCCTGAACAATGCCATACATCGTAATTAGCAGGACCTATTGTCATCCTACCTAACATACCTGTAGGTCTTGTAAGAGAACATATTTCATGAACTTCTCCTGGAGTTATTGTTTCTTGAGTTATTTTACCATTTAAAGGGCTTGTGTATTGATATATACCTTCTCCTGGATTATAAGTTATCTCTATACTAAATGGAAAGTAATTATACTCAGTATCTGAAATCTCTGGATAATAAATTAAATAAGGTTCTGATTCAGCACTCCATGCATTGTTAGTTGCTAATACGTATGGATCCTCACTTAAGTCATTGTATGGATAGTTAGGGTAGTAGTAGTCTTCCTCATCTCTAGTATACTTGTTTACGTTTCTAAGTATACCTTTTGCAATAACAGATTTATTAGTTCCTCTATCTGCTCTTACAATCTTATAAGCTACAATATCATCTTTCTGATCTTGTGTTAAGTTAGAGGTTGCTATTAGTGTAGATATTTGTGAGTTGTCCAATCTAACACCAATAGGAAATACAGCATCATTCTGCATTGCAGGAACAATCTTATCACTCTCATAAACTATTGGTCCATTCTCTATAATAGGACTCACTAACACATCAGGAAACTTGTGATGTCTAATTGGTTGTCCAGCTAACTCTCCCCACACATCTTCTTCACAAGGATATTCTTCTGTTGATTCCCAATATGCAAATTCACCATATTTCCATGGTCCTTTATAACCTAGGTCGCTAGATTGACCAGGAGAAGGTCCTGTTACAGAAGCTGTATTATAAATCTTCCAATAAGGTTTGTATCCTGTTGTTCCTGTAAAGTAGTCAGGATCTCCAATAAAATCACTGTTAGTATCTGGAACATCAGGGAAACTCTCAAGATAATTTCGTTCTCTTCCTGGAATATGAAAACCATCTGTCTGTTTACCATTCCTTAACAAGAACACTATTTCAAATGCATACACCTCATCACGCATGTACCCACGTAAGTTTACAGCATTTATCTCATCTGCATAGTTTTCATCTGCAGGAATTCTATGTGTTTCCCAACCAAGTGTTATTTGGTTTGCTATAGACTGATAGTTAATTCTATCGATAGATGTAAGATTGTTCCATACAAGAACATCTTGTACAGCTGTAACATCTTGAGCTATGTCGTAATATGGAAACTTCTCAAAGATGTCTGATATAGAAAGTTTAATAGCTGTTTCATCTCCTCCTGTATAAGTTATTTCTTTTGTAGCTTCTTCAATATTATACGTACCAACAAGTTCCACTGAAGAAGTGTTGTTGATTGTTTTTATTACAGCTAGGTTGAAATACTCAAACTGTCCTGTTAGATCTAAATTAGACACACCTACAACAATAGACTTACCTACCTCATAGTTGAAGTTTACAGTTGTCTTAAACTCATCAGCAATAGGAGTTGGATTTGTTACAGAATAATATGATGTAAGCTCATTACCACTTGCATCTGCATATTGCACTGCAAACTGATATGTACCTGCTGTTAGAGCACCTACATTTCTAATCTGAGTGATCATCAATTGGGGAATAGAGAAGTTAGGTTGTAACTTAAGTTGGTTACAATCCACCTCATCACCATATACAGGATCACAACTTGGTGTACCTGCTATAAGCTTATATGGAATGTTCTCTATGTCTAAATATCTTCTAGGATTAACTCCATCTGTCCAGTAGATTTCTGTTGTACAATTTGTGATTCTATGTACAACTTTAGGGATGGGATTATTTACATCAAAGTTAAGACAGTCAGCATTTATGAGTGTATGATACTGACAATCGTTATTATCCATGTATCCAATCTCACTACCTCCTGTGTTTGGGTTGGCTAAAAAGAATATGTTCTTACGTTTCTCAGGAATAAAATGAGAACCAATAAGTTTATATCCTATAGGAAAGTCTAGACATAGCTCGTTACCTGGTTCATTCTGATAGTTTACAGAATTAGAATCAAAGTTTTCTACAGCAGCGTTTAGAGCATAAGTGAGTCTCCCAGGTCCAACTTGACTTATTGAACTGTCCAAGTTTAACCCAGCTCTAGCTGCAGCCACTTCTAAACGTATATTACTCTGTTTACTAGTAGAGCCTTTTTTGTTTTCCTGTTTAGCCATGTGTGTTAATTGTTACGTCTTCTACCGTATCTATTAGTACGATTTGGAAGCTCATACATATTAAACCTGTTGAGATCTTTCTTTATTCTACGCTGTTTCTCCCAAGGTGTTTGTTTCTTAATCTCAATCTCTGCTTCAATATATGCTTCAGCATATTCTTGTTTATAGTAAGCTAACTTTTGTTGAAGTTGATTAAAGGTTTCATCATTTGTTTGATTAGTTAATGTTTCAAACACTTTGTATTTAAGAAATGCTTCAATGTATTCAGACACACGATAGTTGTCAGGAATCAATTGGTTTCCTATATCATCATATTCTGTAGCGTAGAATAATAAGTGAACAACACCATTTCTGAAGTTGGTCACAAACTTATTATCCCTGATGTCAAATGAGTCATAACTTGCAGAACCTGGTGTAAACTCACGTACAGGAGGTGCATAGTTGTTCCAGTCATTTCTGTATGACACATCACAATTTTGTCTTGCAGATATATTACCTGGCTTAAGTAGATACTCATGTCTGTATGATCTAGCTATTTCATTGTTTGTTTTGTATACAGCTTGAACTAGTTCAGGCATACAAGTTCCATCACATCTAGAATTTTGACAGCCAGGGTTATTACAAGGTGTTCCTCCTATAGTTAGAGGTGATATTTGTATAGTTGTTGCATTAGCTGCTTGTGAATAAAATGATGTAGCAGAAGGATAAGGGTTACCAGGAATCTCAGCACACATCCATGCTTCTCTAACAGCATGAAAGTTGTCTGGAAGTCTAGCTTCAAAATCCTCAATGAATAATACTTGTTCACTAATGACATAGGTAGTCCTGCCCAACTTCTGTAGACATTTGTCTAGATATGTGGGGAAGAGCAAATCATCTACTGCTCCTGTATCGAAATAACTTTTTAGCTCTTCCTTTACAGTGGCATATATGGGCTCTGGGGAAATAAAATTGTATTTATAGTAGTATGACATAACTTATTTTTTCCATTCATGATATGTATGTTGGTATTTGTCATCAGTTTTTATATAATGTGACAACAGTCTTGATGTAATTCTAGAGGGCTTGAAATACCAAAGATGATGATATTTAAATCTAGCAGTCTCTTTGAACCAAAACCATCCAAAGAAATATCCTTCCGTGTGATAGTTAAAGTTGTATATCACCTTACCTTTCTGTTTGGTCTTTTGCCAATCAATTGGTAGGTTTACAAACTCCTTTCCATCTGCACTCTTCATTCTCTTTCTCTTCTTCTTATTGATAGAGAACTCACCAAAGCCACAAGGAAGTTTTTCTCTCTCACCTGTCTCTAGTATGTAGTGTTTAAAAGCGTCATTAAAGTTGTACAATATATTTCTCCACTCATCAAAAGATAAGTTCACCAGTGGGTGCTTCTTACAGAAATCATTGTAGTTATCTTTGCTTGCACTTCTCCAATCAACAGAGACTCTAGCCATTCTTTTTAGTTTGTAGGTTGAGCATTAGGTGCTTGACCATCTATACCTTCATTACTCATATCAGTTTTGATCTGGAAGTATGTAGATAGAAGTTTTGCAGAAGTCATTGCTAACACTTGCTGTTCTAGATATCCTGGAAGTGCAAAATCTTTATCTAATGGGTTCTTACATAGCTCATCCGTAGAATAGCTTTTACCACAATCACAGTCTTCTGGATACAGTATTTCGTTAGGTACATCTTCTTCAAACAATGCAGCCAACCTTATTGATTTTAGTAGGGGGTTACTTACGTACAAGTAACCATTAGATATCCAAAAATAGCTTTCTTTTTTAATTAAAGGAAGCTTTAACAGATTTAAATATCTATTTATTGTTATTTCTTTTATTTTGGTACCCTTACCGCCCATAGCGTTTATAGAATACACACCTTGAATTACATACTGGTAATTACCTTCTGATATCTTCGGAAGCTTGTGTTTGGTTCTAGCTACACTGCAAGGGTCAGCATAGTCACAGCATTCAGAAATAGGAACTTCCACCATCTCTAAACAAGGAATGGTGGTAAAGAGCGTATCACTCGCCCAAAGTTTTCTTAGATTAGTTTCTCTCTTAATCAACATCAAAGCATTGTTTCTCACTTCAGAAGCAATAGCTCTATCAGTGATTAGTGCATCAGTTGATAAGATCTTGTGCGTTGCTCGCACATCTGAAACTAATTTTCTTAATGTTGCCATAATTATATTCTTTCTTCAAATTCAGCCACCTTTCCAAGTTTAGCATCATAGACTAAAGCTAGGGCAGCTCGTACACTATGTACAAAGTTGTTATCCTTATGCCATCTATCTGTTCCAGATAAGCTAGGCATCTGTTGTATTCTCACCCCTTTTATCTCTTTAGCCATGTAGTGATGTTTATCACCTGTGTGCACCTCTCTATACTTAGCTTTACCAAACATCAATGAATACTTAGGATGAGTGGCAAATAAGAGTGGTAGCTGGTCTATCTTACAATTACCGTGGTGGTAACCAATAAATGTTTCACCAACTACTGTTCCTTTTATTAAACCTTCTTCTCTAATAAATGTTACAGATTGTTCTTCTGTAAAGAATACATCTAGAGCGTGTGCTAGGTAGAATGACTTAGTTCTGTCATGATTACCCTGTACTAATATCACCTCAACTTGATTAGCATTAGCTTTCAACATCCTTATTGTATCTACAAGAATTGCAAAACCAAGCTCATATTCAGAAGCATAGTCTAATATAATATCCTGTGGTGTACCGTTTGTTGTTGAATTTTGATAGTTATCCGTATGAAAGAAATCATTTGATATTGGGAATACCACCTTATCTATATCATAGACAGACTTAACCTTACGTATCAAGTTTTGAGCCACGTCAAAAAATCTTCGTGCTCTAACAGTAGGATTATTATCTCCATCAACATATCGCTTAGCTAAGTGATAATCAGAAAGAGATAGCTCAACATCTGTGATGTCTTTCTTGCTTCTCTCTGGTGAAGGAATGGGAATGTAGTTTGACGTATAGTTTTCTAAAAACTTGCTGAAGTCCTCAGCTGTGTAGTCTTTAGGTGTCTTCCTCTTTGAAAATACTGAGGAAGTAAACTTTCCACTTGGAAGTACTTTAGACCAATAGTTTGTAATTATGTACTTGTCTAGGTCTATTTTGTGAAGCTTTGCAAGCTCGAAATGATCTTTGGGTTCATAGTCAAGAGTGATTGTACTCTCTACAGTTCCCTTTTCATTATTCACCTTCTTTAAAAACTCGAAGGTGTCTGTGTTAGCAGTTGATGTTTTAAAGAATTCTTCTCCTTCATCTTTGCCCCTACTTCTTATCTCTTTAATTAATTGATCTACTTCTTCTTCTGTAATATCTAGCTTTTCAGCGTAGAATTTTTTACTCTTTTTCCAGCCAAGTAATCCCTCCAGCTGTCTGAGCAAGTTCTCATCGTATGACATTTAATTGCGCTTTGGTTAAAAAATATTGTAAAGATATAAAAATTATTTTGGATAATACAAATAAATTTACTAAACCAGGTTATTATTTATAATCAATTTAGTTATAAATAAAAACTCCTAGGGCTAGAAACTAACCCCAGGAGAAGCCTTGCAAAACCAACAAAACAAGACTTTTTATACATTAATATCTAAATACTTACCAGGAATATCTACTGACATCACTCTAATCACTGTTGTTGTGTTAGGTATTTGATCTGTTGCATATCCTAGAAGTAACTCATCTCTTGTTACACCTGATTCAAAAGGTGCAGTGAATCCATTCACATCAGAATAGAGATAGAATGTTTGAAGGGCTGTGCCTATTTTATTTACTTGTACTGCTCCTGTCATGATTAAGTAGTAATTGTTATATCTACATAGTTAGTACACACCCCTGTATTTTGCACTCGACAAATATTTGCACCAACAGGCACACCCACTGTATATCCAAATGGACTAGTGAGCACTGCTGTAGAAATGTTAGATGCTATTGGTGTAGTGTACCCATCACTATCTGTATATAAATCAACAGTGCTTGTATCAACACCTGCGGAGGTTAATTTTACTGTCATTGTTGCTGCCATAGTTTATATATTTTAATTAAAAACAAAGTGATACAGGTGATCCAACTAAACCACTAATGCTAACTGTTGCACCAACAAAAGGTCCAGTTCCAACACGCATTTTGTAATCATTACCATCTCCATTAAATGTAGTTGTTCCACTAGCATTTGTATACACTACACTAGATCCTGCAGTAGGAACCTCACCTCCAGAGCCTCCTGAAGTGTTGGAAAACCAAACTATTACATCTGGAGTGCCTAAACTACAACCATCTATAGGAGTTGAAGAACTAGTAATAAGTCCTTGAGAAAGCCCAGAGATTGTTGTAGTTGTTGTTGTAGTAGGTTGTGGATTAATCACTGCAGTTCCACCATTCAACGCACAATCAAGTGGTGTTGCTGTAGTGGTTGTAGTGGTAGTGCTACTACTTGTACTAGTTGTGGTAGTCGTGCTACTTGTACTAGTTGTGGTGGTTGTAGGAGGATTCACATCACCTTGGAATACAAATGTAGTGTTAGCACTTCCCATTGTATATGGAGAGAAGAATGGTGTTACTAACTCATTTACACAAGGTGTGCAATAGTCTTGCGGTTGATATAAAAGTCCATCTTGTACTATTTTATTACCAAAGTTAAATGTACCTGTTTTAACGTTAGTCATTGTTGCTGTTACAACTTGACCAGCGGTTAGGAATAATATTCCTGATTGATATGTATTGCCAACACTAATTATCGAATCGACCACCTCTACAGTGTCTACAAATATTCGAAGCTTAACGTTACCTATAAATGTAGGAGTATTTGTAATAAGCTCCCAGTTAAAGTTATATGGTGGAGCTGCAGTTGTAGTTGTGGTAGTTGTACTAGATGTACTAGTAGTTGTACTAGTTGAACTAGTAGATGTAGTAGTTGTTGTTGGGCAATTAGTTGGTAAGTCAATACAGTTTTCACATGTACCAACAGAACATACTCTTACGATAGTTGCTCCCACAGGAAGTTCTACAATATATCCAGCAATTAAACTTGCAGCAGGAACTTGTGTTTCAAAAGGAGAAACATATCCATCTGCATCTGAATATAAATCAAATGGTCCAGCAGAACCGTTAGGTGGGATGTTTATATTTATCTGTATCAACATATCTTAAGGTGTTGTGGTGGTTGTTGTTGTTGTGTTTTCTAACACTATATCTACAGAGTTTACACACTTCTCTGTAGCTTGTATCCTTACAGTGGTTGTGTAATCTGGAACTAATGCGCTTGAGTATCCAGCAACTAAAGATACTTTACTCACGCCTGTTTCAAAAGCAGTGGTGAAGCCATCAATGTCTGAATATAAATCAAACACTGTGGCATCAGTTCCTGCTGTAGTTAATGTTAGTAATACTGTCATGATTATGGGCAGCAATTATTATTGATTGTTGTTATCTGTGCGTTGATATTATTGATTTGTTCTGTGATTGTAGAGATTGCAGCAGTATTTAGTGCAACTTGATTCTTAAGCTCTAAAAGAACTTCATCTATTTTTGATAACGCAACATTGAGTGTATCACAAGCCTCTACCCCTGAACCAGGAAGTGTAGGACCATTATACACAATTGTATTTGAAAGTGCACCAGTAGTTCCACAAGCGTTTGTAGTAGAGTTGCAATTGCAAGTACTATTACATCCACATGGACTATTTAAAACTACACCAGTGCAGCAAGGGTTTACAGGTAGGTATGCCATTTTATTTTGTTTTAAGGTATGTAAATTATATAATATACTCCACGTCCAGGTTGATAGTTCTGGTGTCCTTGTCCACCACCAGTTAGGTTAGTATCACTGATACCTGTTGGGTTATTTGATGTATCATTATTAGGTGATCCAGTAAGTTGAATTTGATATGTATCATCATTAGCTGTACCACCACCTGCTTGTTGTACATAATCTCCAACCACTGTACCATTTCTTGCTGGGAATGTGTGATCATGCCCAGGATCAGTAATAGAGTGTGAGTGTGCAGGAAGTTGTCCTGTACTTAACGCAATACTGTTATTACCATGTGTACTTCCTATTAAATAAGTTGGGTTTGTTGAAGATGGTGCAACAGCTACGTCCATTTGTCCACCACGCATACTTCCATCATTAGTTCCAACTATCACTCTACCTCTTAAATCAGGAGTTCCGTTGTTACCGTTACACAAGTAGATGCGGTCCCAATTACCAATACCTGCTCCAGAAGCATTAAAGTTATCTAAAAAATTACTACCTGCAGCAGCAACAATTGAGAATGGAACCATTCTGTTTGCTATTAGTTGCTCAGTTGGCTGTGTATCTAGATAGTTTTCAATGTACGTATTAATATCTGAAATCTTTACGTACGTAGCATCTACATATGCAATAAAGTTTGTAAGTTGATCAGCTACAGCACACACTTTATATATTACAGCTTGTAATACATCTATTGTACTTGTATTATCAGTCACTGTAAGACAATCTACATCATAAGGTGTGGCAGGGTTAGCAGAAGGTATTTCAGCCACTGTATCCTCTAAAGCACATAACGCTTTTAGAAGCGCTGTAAGCCAGTTATTTAATGATATAGGGTCACAGTCTGGTAAATGTTTATCCACTGTAGGACATACATCAGATGGGTTAATTACAGGAAGTATACCTGTACCATCTAGTGTAGAACTTAAGAAGCCTATAATAGACTGTTCTACATACGAGAGTGAATCTCCATTCTTTATTCCTAAGACAGGGACATCTACCCCTGTATATTTAACGCATTTGTCTGAGGTAATCTCAGTACATCCGTTATAGCAATTTGAGCAATTATTTGACATGGTATTTTATATTTTAACAAGGGTTATCTAATGTATCAGTTAATCCTGCTTGCCAGTATGTCTTACCGTTACAGGACTTATTT